GATTGATCCAATAAATTCCGGTCTGCCGCCAGAACAACCCATGAATAAGTTTTCAAATACTTACTCAAAGATCGTCCTGGATGCCTTCTACGGAATCAACTGGCGAAAGGTGATAGCCAGGGTCGCTCAGACCGAAGGTCCCCTAACGGAGTCCGTAAAGGGACAGAATGACGTGATAGCCTTGCAAGAAGGCGTCAAAGTCTATCTGTCTCTGAACTTCGTTAGGTCACTCGCTCTCACGAGTGACATTTCAGATCTCTCATCCCTGAAGGGGGAGAAACCGTGGTCTAAACACGCGGTATCAGCCATAACTGTTGTAGACGTGTTGTGGCGAGCTCTGTCCATCTATTTCCCTAAGATCGAGGGAAGCACGAATATTATACGATCTCTTCAGGCCAGTTTGATTAAGTTCGTTGGCTTGTCGTACGATGGTGATCTGTTCAAGTTTTTGAAATTTCACACTGCGGCTGTCTTTTCCCTGAGTGAGCTAGACCGATATGGTCTCCCACAGGAGTGCCCTAAGGCATTCGGCTCTGATAAGCCGGGGACTCTCTTGGTTGGTAAACTCCAAGATGTCATTAGACAGAAGGCATTCTCCCAGACACATCCCAGGCAAGCGAAATCTTTCCGATTCACCCTTTTACAAGGTGTTAAGAAAGGTTTCCCCCTGATGGAGCAGTCTGATGTAGAGAAGGCCTTTGAGGACGGAGCAGTGGACTTGTTGCAGATCAAGGAGGTTCCAAGAGAATTGCTGGTCCAGATTTTGAGGACCGCCGAAGAAGTTATTCCTGGCGGACTGGACCCCAGCTTTCTCGAAACATCTTCCCCTACCGATTCCCTATCGACCCATGCCTGTTCAGAGCAAGGAAGGATGGGGGGGGGAGCACTAGGCTTAATTCATGATGCCATGTGCGAATCAGTCGGACAGTCGGCACGTCTCTGCTCACCTTCAAATGAGCGAGACTTGGCGACCTCCACGTTTCTTATGAGGATTAGTTTTCACCCTCAATTAGGGACATGGGAGGATCGTTGTCCGGTCTGGAGCTTTGCTAACAAAGACTTCCGGCCACTGTCGTCGTGGCGAAGACGCGCCCTGATTAGATGTTTCGAAAGGACTAACCGTGTAGTACTCCGCGGTGAGTCAATTCTCGCTTCTAGCGAAGAGAAGCAAGCGGCCCATATTAGGTCGCTTTTGGAACCCTTGCACGATGGTCTGGTAGACCTCGACGAGGAGTCCGTTCAGTTTCAAGGAATTCTGGAACCCCTGAAGGTAAGACCCATTACTGTCTCTTCCATGGATTGCAACACTTTGTGGCAACCTATGCAGAAACAGCTCTGGCAAAGCCTCCAGCGCTTCCCGATGTTCCGGCTGACCGGATCCCCCGTCGCAGCCGCAGATATCCAGGAGATTTATGATAAGTCTCGCGAGCTGTGTAAAAACGAGGGTAAACGATTTCAGGATTTCTCTTTCATTAATGCTGACTATAGAGCAGCAACCAACGTTCTGGCCATGGCAGCGTCTCTTGCTGCAGTTGAGGGGGTTTGTAAAGACCCCTTGCTGCAGATCGTGATGCGTCGTGGCCTTTGCGGGGCACATTTGTGGTACTGGAGTAGTGAAGCCAATGGACCTCAAGAACTCGGAGTTCAGACCAATGGTCAACTCATGGGTTCTGTGTTCAGCTTTCCGCTTCTCTGTATCATAAATGCTGCCGTTGTGCGCTTTGCTTTTGAAAGGTACTATTGTAGAGAATTCCTTCTATCAGACCTCCCTGTGTTGATCAATGGTGATGATATGCTATGCATGTTACCCATGTCCGGCTTTCTTGATTGGCGTGATTGTACCGTAAAGGTGGGCCTCGAGCCCTCCGTGGGGAAAAATTATTATACCCCGGATTTTGCTTTGATTAACAGCAGAATCTTTGATCTTTATAACGGTCGTCTCGTCCAGAGGCCCTATGTGAACTTTTCTTTTATCACAGGGGTCCGGAAAGTCGGAGGACAGGGAATGAAGGAGAAGGAGGTGTCTGAGGATGATTCGGTAAAAGCGCTTTCTACCTTTAACCAGTCCTTCGAGGAACACTCCCTTCTTCCGATATCGATGCAAGAAAGAGTCGAGCGAAACGTCTGGGAATACCGACAGACGTACTGGAAGGCTTTTGGCTTGTCAACGACTAAGTCGGGGTTTGACTTGCAATTCATGGCGAATGCAGGTATCCAACCCGACCCGACTATTGACTACTTGTTAGCAAGGACCCGGATGGGTCACCATAAGCCTCGCTTGGCTCTTCCGGCCAACTCCTATGATGGTGGAGTTGACTTCCGTAACTCTTGGCGTCTTTATTCTTCTTTGGGGGGGGAACAGGATCTTCTGTCCGCTTGCAAATTCTTAGTTCGATTGAACAAGAAAGAGTGGCCTAAACAGAATTTCGTTGGTCCCCTCTCGGAGGAACAGGCGAGACTCCTCCGTAAGGAGCGATGTCTGGTTCGGAAGTATATGCCTATCGTACATGATTCGGAGAGAAAGAGTAAAGAACAGAAAATGATGTATGTTCGTGCCAAGAAGATCTCGGATCTCTTGTTGAATGGACGACGCTCCCTCTTCCAGAACTCTCGGATTCGCTCTAAGAGACTGAATAGTGGGCTACCTTCTGATTCGGTGAGCCGCTCATGCAGGAGCCCCGTGGTTTCGCTTTGGACAGCGACCGTGGGGAACTTGCTTCGGGTGGCGTCGGTTGCACTATAGAAGATGAGGAATGTTAGATGTGGTTATGGGGGATGCAACACTGGCTGCGGGATTTGATGTCTCCTGGAGACTACCTTATCTTACGGGCCTTTAAAGTTCGTATTTTCTTTGGGGTGATGTGTAATACACAGAACTCTGACACACAGATATTCCGG